GGGGTGGACGAGTCCACTTCCTGTATGGGTCAAAGACCCTCCACCGAGGTAAGAACCTCGGAAAAGCCCGCGAGCAAGTTAACTAAAACTTGCCCACCTCTCGCGGTACCCACTTACAGAGCCTCGTTTAATAGGCCCAGTGGATGGAACACCGTAAAGAGCAGCTGCTAGCTGTACCTGCTCGTCCCATCTAGTCAAAGGGACTGCTCTTGAAACAGGAGCATAGGTCTTGAAGTATCTGATTGAATTGCGAACCCTGACATTCCAATAATTTGGAGCATCATGGATAAGCAAGTCGCCTAGAGCTTCAGGACCTCGACAGGCACGCACTCTGGCAGGGAGAAAGGATAACACCTTTAACCAAGCCTTTCGATAAGATTCGTCGAACATCCCAGTACGGGTTGCTAAACGTCTAATACCGTTAGCGAGTGCAATATAGTGCTGTGGTTGGGATGGAAGTTCCTTAACAAAATGGCCACGAACGGCCACGCCATTAAAGAAATCCCCCCCACAACTTTCACGAAAGGCGCTAGAAGAAAATGATTTCGAAAGATTAACTTCGAAGCCAGAATAAGCTAGTACCGCAGTGAGAGCCCGTGTCATTTCAACGGGGATGATTAAATCATCGCCGAAGCAACGAACGGCAGAAACATCAAGCGAAAGGTCACGAGCAACACATCGAGCAAGAGACCAGAATAAAAGTGTCTCTAATTCAAATGTGAAGCCGTTACCCATACTTGAAAACTTCTGAAGCACTATAGTTCGACCCTCGACTTCGGTAGTCGGGGATCGAAGACTATCAAGAAGTAAAAACCAGTCCGTCGGAAGCAAAAGGCGGACAAGCTGATACGAGATAGTATCACTAGCAGAACTCAGATCTAAGGTAGCAAGATGGCCTTGCGAAGAGGCCTCACAGGCAAGCTGCCTGTGGATGTCCTGAGCAAAATTAATGTCCAGGCCATATCTACGTAGACGGGACCGAATAACCCCGCCGACGCCGAGTTGAAAGAAGCAATTAATGCTCGGTTCAACAGCGATACCACGATCCGTCTTAGCCGTTTTAGGAACCGACGTAAATCGATTACCACGAACGGTAAGAGGATCAAAGATTTGAGACTGGTCACGAGCACGGGCGCGAGCCCATGCATTGGGATACCAGAGGTCGAGAAGACATCTAGCACCTTGCGTGACGGTAGAGCGGGACGACATTTTGTCCGGAATAGTAACAAACCGGCCGCGATCGTTGAGTGTAGCACCAGGTCCAAACCTCCCAAGAAGGTTAGGGGGTAACGGACCAAGAATCTTCGAGATCTCACTCTTAACACGTCCATAGAAACTATGGACGCGCATATCAATGTCCCCAAAGGGGCCTCCATTGAGATGGCGTGAGAATCGAACATTCGACAAGCAACATTTTTCTTCCGCTCGAAAAAAACTATCGAGTGCAGCCCTCTTGGTGTCAATGCCAGTATTAAGGCCTTGACACTTGCGCAGGAATGAGGTAGCTGAAGCATCTCTGCTAAAGCTATCGGCGTTGTTGTAGTGCAGAGGGTCGATGTCAAGATTGACAAGCTGACCAAACTCCTCATGACGTAGCATAATAGCTAAAGTCAAAGAACGAGGAGTACTCAAGCCCTCGAGAAAGTCGAGAGCGACACCTGAGAAAGACTCAAAAGTGACCATGATTTCCTTAAATAGGTATCGTTAGACTTACGTCGGGGCGATACCAGCCGTCATCGCAGATTGGATCAACGTGCTTTTCAGCAAGTTGGCGAACTGGGCGACGGCCTCGTCGATATAACTCGCCGGCGTTGCATTCGGCAAGGTCATCGAGAGATCGAAGGGAATCGTGTTAGCCACAGAGTCAAGACTCGTGGTGCTGTTGGTGTAGGTCTGCGGGTAGGATCCCTTAATGGAGATCCGACGAGCAGTACCAGCCTGATTGGACTGGACTGCCATGGAAAGCCAGGGGCGAAACGCCACTGCCGACCCAACCGAATTGCTACGCCAAACCGCGGCGGTTTTGTCACCACTGGAAGGCGTTTGAGCCGTCCAAGTGATGTCCGTTGAACCGTCGTACTTCTTGACGGTAATATCTGCCATATTAGGCATGATGAACCTCTCTAAAAGTGAGTCGAAATAGACTCGGATTGGATAGCGTCAAAGAAAGCCAATCAACAGCGAAATTGCTGTTGCAGCTCGGACGGGAGAGATTCCGTCCATGCGTTTCATCACCAACTTGGGGTGCGGGATAGAACCCGTACTACGTTGGCAGAATGTACCCTGTCCTACTTGGGTATACTCACTCCCTCCACCATAATTCACGTGATACGTATCCGAGACATTCCGGAAGTACGTAACATATGGATCAATGATGTCGAGACCGACAAAGTCAGTTAAGCCTTGGAGAAATCCTTGGACATCAACAAACCAGTCGACGACGAAGCTGTATGGGACAAGTGCCCAAGCAACTGAGAGAGGATTAGCAACGCCGTATTGTTGGAGAGTATGAGCGGCAAAATTAGTCATCCGAAACTTCGACGAAACTCTAACTTCGTGTTTAAGAATCTTACCCACTTCGCTAGAGTAGTCATTTCGGAAGACATAATCGTCGAACTTCTCGCTACCTTTACCCGTAAGACGCTTTTCGGGGTAATGCGATGATGCAACATCACACGCGCGGTAGATATCACTAACAAGGTTGGTCCAACCAAAGTGATATTCCAACCAAACATCTGCAAAATCCTTGGGATCAACCCGAGGAGGCCCGTCACGAGGAATACCAAGGGCTTGTTTAAAGTCCTTGAGGTGTCCCTTGCGAAGTGCCTTGGCAGCCATAGCAAGCTGCATTGCACGATGTTCAATGAGGTGCATGCTTTCGCCGACCTTAAAAAGGGCTTCGTTAGCATTGTCGGACGCCTCATTAATCTGCTCAACCAATTTCGAATAAGCCTTGTTATAGGCTCGATCGAAGGCGTTAAGATTGCCATTAGTTGCGGCAGAGCTCCAACAGTTTCCTGCATCGACGATATCAGGATTGCCGGTAGTATTTTCCGTCATTCTCTGAAAAGCTCGTTTGAAGAAGAAAGCCTGTGGATGGACCCGATCGATCATCGGGACGGAGTTCCATGTCCGACGTCCAAAGACGTATCGGCCATGAGGACTTTCGTCCGTAAGGTCTTTCGTTTTTTCTACCATGTTAACCGCCATACCGAACGACTGCCATTATTAGAAGGCCAACAAGGCTACCTAATAAGAAAAGCAGGAGTAAGGCATAAAAAACGGCGGTGAAGACTTGAC